TCTCAAAGATATCAATCCCCCCGTTACCCCAGAGTTGCAAGCATGGAGTTCCTGAACAGCATTCCTTGGGAGGAGGTTGTTCCAGGACAGTTCACTGCAAATCCTGGCTTTCAGGTTACTGATTACTTTGAGATAGTCAGACAGCCTGCTGATGGTAACTGTTTTTATCACAGCATTGCTGAACTTTTTGTGCCAAACAAAAATGACTTTTCTTTCAGGCTTGTAAAACAGCACCTTGAGTTGGCAGCGAGGAGATTCTTTGAGGAAGAACCAGAAGCCAAAGGACTAGGCTTGGGTCTTGAAAAGTACTTAGAAGTTGCTATGTGTGACAATGAGTGGGGAGGAAGTCTAGAAGCTTCAATGCTGGCAAAACACTTAGACGTCACCATCGTCATATGGGTGATAGAAGGTCCCAGCAGAGTGGCTGCAGCAGTGAAATTTGGGTCTGGAGATGTTGCTGGTGCAATAAATCTTCTACACACCGGTTACAACCACTTTGATGCCTTAAGGCTGTTAGTTGATGATAGTCAGGTTAGCCGCCAGCCCAGAGACATCACAGAACGCATAGAAATAGTTGAAGAGGTCCTGTCGGAAGATAGAGAAGAAACCTTCTTCGAAGAGGACCTACTCAACTTTGCTACTGTAGAGACCATAGAAGAAAAGCTGACTAGACAAGATAAAAAGGTTCAAGATGAAATGCAGCGTAGAGCAGTACTACTTGGAAAGATCATAAAAAAAGGTGAAAACATCCCCGTGAGAGTAGGAAGGGTACTTGACTGCCTATTTAACTGTAAGCTTTTTGTGGAGTTGAGAGATGGGCTGCTAGTGTTAAAGCCAGAGTCAAAAGAAGACCCCGGTTCGGGATGCAGCTTAAGGCAGCTAGGTCACAGGCTGTTAACAAGAGACAAGCAAATAAAGCAGGAATATGCTAAATCAAAACTCTATCTGACAAAGGACCTGTTAGACCACTTGGATGCTGGCGGCCTCCTACGTTCAGCATTTCCAGGAATGGGATTAGAGAGGAACCTGCAATTCTTGCACTCAGAGGTTCTGCTTGATGTGTGCACAGTGGTTGTTGCTGTCCTACTGTCTTCCTTCCTGTACGGGTCAAACAACAGAAACAAGAAGACATTTATAACAAACTGCTTGCTGAACACAAGCCTTTCAGGGAAGAGAGTCTTCAAGGCACTAGGAAAGCTAACAGGCACCACTCTTTACAAAAGTCCTAGGAATGCTTTGTCCCATGTGTGTCAAACACTCTATGGCAAGATGATGGGGAAACTGCAGAGCTACATTTCAGTCATGAGTCCAATAAGTCTATTGGCTCTGCGGAATCTCGACTTTGACAACATGTCTGTTAAAGACTACATGGAGATGCTGAAAGAGATGTCAGTGATAGATAACACTGACGTTGATTACACCCACAGAGAGATAGCTGATCTCAATCAGCTTACAGATAAGCTACAAAAGCTGTTTAAAGAGGGAAGAGCAGATGAACTGAAGAACTGGTACAAAGAGGAAGAGTTGACAAAGCGGTCATTAAGAAGTGTGCAAAATGCATCTGAGTTTTTAATAAGTGACTATTTCAAGAAGAAGGACATTATGAAGTTCATATCAACAACAGGCAAGGCATCAAGCACCGGTAATATTGGGAATGTCCTTTCTTACGCACATAATCTATACTTGAGCAAAGAGAGCCTAAAGATGACTACCGAGGATACAACACAGCTTCTGATTGAGATAAAGAGATTATATCGACTTCAGGGCGAACAAAGCATTGAGCCAATTGCGATAATATGTGACAAGCTTGAGGAGCAGTTCAGAAGGCTATTCAAAGAATTGCCTGAGGAATGTTCGCTCGAATGCCAGACTCTGTTCAACGACATTAGGAATTCTGGCAGTCACAGTACAGCATGGAAGCATGCACTAAGACTTAAAGGCACAGCTTACGAAGGGATGTTTTCCAGGCAGTATGGATGGTCGTATATCCCAGAAGACATAAGGCCAAGCTTGACAATGCTCATACAAACTTTGTTTCCACACAAGTTTGAGGAGTTTCTGGATCGAACGCAGCTTCACCCTGAATTCAGGGATCTGACACCTGACTTTGCCTTAACTCAGAAAGTGTACTTTAAAAAGAACAAAATCGTGGAGATTCAGAACACCCAGTTAGTAATTGACTCAAGTTTAGAGGGCTCTGTTGAGGCTGTGCCTGTAGTTGAGAAGAAGATGTTTCCTCTGCCTGAAACTCCAGTTGATGAAGTGCACTCCATCCAGAGGATTATGAAGAATTTTAGAGACAAAGTCGAAAGAGACAAGAGAAAGAAGGAGGAAGAGGGCGACAGAGCACCAGCAGACGAACACATGGAGGACCAGAAAAGTGGCAATGTTCAAGACCCAGACAAGCCTGCCCATACAACCAAGGAAGCAATACAAGAGAAGTTAGAAGAAACAGAGGTGCCCAAGGCCAGTCCAGAATCAAGTGGAGCTGATAAATTACAGCCAGCTCTAGTACCAATAGGCTCCCGTGATAAGGCTCAAAGTGCAGCCAGGGGACCATTGACATACAGTGACAGAATTCTCATTGATGAAAACAGCACAGAACTGACAGAAGAAGAAGAACTGGAGAAGAGACAGATACTACTAGTTGAGGTTGGTTATCAGACCGATGTGGACGGCAAAATAACAACAGACTTCAAGAAGTGGAAAGACATCTTGAGGCTCCTGGAGATGTTGGAGATCAAGTGTTCATTCATAGCCTGTGCAGACTGCACATCAACACCTGCGGACAACTGGTGGATCTCAGAAGATAAGGTGCGATGTCTAAAGTCTTCCATAAGCCACCTATTTAGCAGCCTCACAAAGAACTCTCCTGCGGATGTTACGGACATAGTAGTTGGCTCTATCAGCACACAGAAAGTTAGGAGTTACTTGAAGTCTGGGTCAGCAACTAAAACACCTATATCCAGTAAGGATGTTAAAGAAACCTGGCAACGCATGAGACAGAACATAATAGAAAGGCCAACAGGAGCTGTTATCAATCCTGGCCTTGAGAGTGCTATGAGACAAGGATTAGTTGATGGGGTTGTGATGTCCAAAGAAGGGTGTGTAAAAACCATTGAGACTTTAAAACAAAACTGTGATAAAATCACAGATGAATTTGAAAGAACAAAGTACAAACATGAGCTAAATGAAAACAGAACAACCAGTGAAAAGCTACTTCTGGGATGGTTATCCGAGGATCTTCAAGGCTGTAGGTGTGGCAACTGTTTAAATGTCATAAAGCAAACAGTTGAGAGCATAACAGAGAACTCAGATAGGCTTGAATATCTAGCGAGTAGTGCTATCCTCAAGTCACACTGTCCTGAATGCCATCCCAAAGGGGTCAGTGTTAGCAATAGCACTAACATAATGAACAGACTGCCTGGACTAGAAAAGACACAACATTCTGACAATAAAGGCTTTGAAGACACAAATGACGCTCTGACAGATCTGGATAGGGTGGTTCGGTTGACTTTACCTGGCAAAACTGAAAAGGAGAGAAGGATTAAGAGAAATGTTGAAACACTAATCCGGTTGATGATGCAGGCTTCAGGCCTGGAGTGCATAAAACTCCCTTCAGGACAGATTATTACCCACAGACTAACCAAGAAGATCAGACAAGAAGATGAGAATGTTTTATTGGATAAGCAGACAGAAAGGCTGGAGAGAATTAAGAAGGAACTGTCTGACACAAAGTTGAGCAGTTACTCAGAGTATGCAAAGAAAACCCTAAGACACTCTATACAAAGAGTAGATAAGCAGAAAGAATCCAAGTGTTCAGTGCCTAGAGCATGGTTAGAAAAGCTTTTAAGAGATCTAAAAGTTCCCACAAAAGATGAAGACATATTAACAAACATTAGAGAGTCAATGTCAAAAAGGACAAACTTCATTAAAAACAATGATAAACTTGTGATTAGGTCTGAAGAAGAACTGATAAAATTTATTGGAAACAGATCGGTACAGCTGATGCCTGACAGGTCAAAGAAACTGTTTCAATCAGATTGCATCCTTTTCAAAGAAGTCACTGCTGAAGCAATGAAGAGATATTACTCAACACCGTACGAGGGAGTTCCAGAGATGATTGTGCTATTGATAAACTTCTTGTGCAGGTTCCCTTGGTTTCAAGAGGTTGTTCTCTATGCGAAGATTTGTGAAACTTTCTTAAGATGCTGTACGGAGTTTAGTCGTTCTGGAATCAAACTTGTCAAAGTGAGGCACTGTGATTTGAACTTGGCAATAAAGCTGCCTTCCAACAAGAAAGAAAACATGTTATGCACTCTGTATAACAAGGAGATGGAACTGCTGAAGGGACCTTTCTTCCTCAATAGGAGACAGGCTGTTTTAGGTGCCTCGTATCCGTACATAACCATCACTCTCTACATGCAAGTTTTACAACAGCACAGGTGCCTTGAGGTTTTAAGCACGGTTGGTGAAAGGACATTCGAGAACATCAAGACTTGCACTTCAGACCTAATAGCCAGCCTATCGTTGGAACTAACATTTGCTGTCAATGGACAGTTTGAAAAGGCCTATGAAGTTAGAACTAAGCAGTGCAAGTTGGGAGGCAACTTTCTGAACAGAAGCAGCAGAGATCACTTCATCACTGTTATTTCAGGTTTGAACACTGTGTACGGACTCATCATAAGAGACAACCTCTTAGCAAATTCTCAACAGCAAAACAAACAGCTACAAATGCTAAGGTTCGGCATGTTGTCCGGCTTAAGCAGGCTTTCGTGTCCAAAAGAATTAGGAAAGAAGTTCTCCACGAGCTGCAGGAGACTCGAAGACAATATTATGCGACTCTATTTGCAAAGCACTGTTTACTGTTCAAACAGAGATGTTGAACATAACATCAATGAGTGGAAATCTAAAGACTTGTGCCCTGAAGTCACAATTCCATGCTTCTCCGTCTATGGTGTATTTGTGAACAGTGACCGACAGTTAATCTTTGACATTTACAATGTACACATCTACAACAAGGAGATGGACAATTTTGACGAAGGATGCATAAGTGTGTTAGAAGAGACTGCTGAGAGACACATGCTGTGGGAAATGGATCTTCTTAGGTCATTAAGTAAGGAGACAAAAGATGAAAGGTCAGCAAGACTTCTACTAGGATGCCCAAATGTCAGGAAAGCAGTTGATAAGGACGGTAACAAGCTGAGTAAGGCAGGGCATGCATCCCCTGATGACGGGGATAGTGACTCCTCAAGCTTAAGTGGGAGACGTTCTTACTGTTCTAGTAGAGGGAGGATTCAGAGCATCTTTGGCAGGTACAATTCAAACAAAAAACCTTTTGAGTTTAGACCAGGCTTAGAAGTTAGAGCAGATCCAATGAATGATTTCGAGCAAGCAGTCACAGACACATCGCAATATGCAGAATACACACCAAACCAAGAGAGCTTAATGAAAGATTTCATCCAAATTATAAGGATGAATCCTAGCCACACGATGGGCTCCTTCGAGCTCATCCAAGCAGTAACAGAATTCAGCCGAAACAAATATCCAGCAGAGAACATAGAGAAGGCTAAGAGAGATCCAAAAAACTGGGTTAGTATTTCAGAAGTAACAGAAACAACTAGCATTGTCTCACAACCTAGAACACACATAATGCTCAAAGACTGTTTCAAGATTCTTCTCGGCACTGAGAACAAGAAAATCGTCAAGATGCTAAGAGGCAAGCTAAAGAAGCTGGGTGCTATCAATACAGACATAGAAATCGGGAGAAAGGATTGCCTAGACATGCTTAACACCGTTGAAGGACTGTCAGAAGAGCAAAGGAGGAACATTGTCAATGGAATTTTCGAGCCATCTAAGCTGTCCTTCTATCATTGGAAGGAACTAGTCCAGAAGGATGTTGAAGAGGTGCTACTGACCGATGATGGCAATTACATTTTCTGCTGGCTAAAGACACTGTCATCAATGCTGAAAGGGGCTTTAAAAAAAGAGCTTAGATTCATGAACAATGGAGGTGTGCTAGAACTCAGCAATGGGTTCTTTAGTGACGATGATTTCGAGGAGCTGCTAAATGTTAAAAAGGAACTGACTGGAAGCATGAGCCTAGACAGAGAGTTAAACACCGAGTTACTTTTGTCATCATGGATGAAGTGCATCTACAAGCCCAAGGAAGGGGCTTCAATAGTGCAAGAAGGTTTAGAAGCGCTAAAAGTAATGGCAGGAGAACTGTACGAGATCAGACTGCAGCATTTAGAACTAACCAGAATGAAGAAGGATAATCCCAGCGTAAGCTTCACCAAGGAAGAAGTTCTTGTGAAAAGACTTGAGAAGTCATTCCTGAAGAAATTTAACAAGGAAGCAATGAAGTTTGTCAATCTAGTGTTCTTTTGTTCACTCTCTGCCCCTTGGTGTGTTCATTACAAGTCTTTAGAGTCTTACTTGGTCCGTCACCCAGAGATCCTCGAGCTCAAGGCTAAAGGTGATTTAGGATCTGTGATTTTAGACCTCTCAGTTGCATCGGCTATATCAAGATTAGTCCAGCAAGAAACAAACATTGAGCTGGATGCAGAGGTGCTGAATGAGATGAAGGTGCGCTTTGCTGTCAAGTATTTTGTGACACTATTTACGGCCAATGGAGAGCCTTTCTCGCTCAGCTTGAATGATGGAGGTCTAGACGAGAACCTACAGAAAACCACAGACGAGAAGCTGTTGCATCAGACTAAAGTGGTGTTTACCAAGATTGGATTGGCAGGAAACAACTATGACTTCATGTGGACCACGCAAATGATAGCAAACAGTAACTTCAATGTCTGCAAGCGTCTGACTGGCAGAACAACTGGTGAAAGGCTTCCAAGGAGTGTGAGAAGCAAAGTAATTTATGAAATGGTAAAGCTTGTTGGGGAAACTGGAATGGCAATACTACAACAACTGGCCTTTGCCCAAGCTCTTAATTACGATCATAGATTTTATGCAGTGTTGGCACCAAAAGCCCAACTTGGAGGGAGTAGGGATCTGCTAGTCCAAGAGACCGGCACAAAAGTTATCCATGCCACAACAGAAATGTTCAGTCGAAACTTATTGAAAACAACACAGGATGATGGACTAACAAACCCTCACTTGAAAGAGACTATACTGAATGTCGGACTGGATGCACTAAGCACAATGCGCCTGCTGGATGGAAGGCCAGTGTCTGAAGACAGCAAGCTTCTGAACTTTTATAAGGTGATCTGCATCTCAGGAGACAACACTAAGTGGGGTCCCATTCACTGCTGCTCTTTCTTCTCGGGTATGATCCAGCAACTTTTGAAAGATGTTCCAGACTGGAGTTCATTCTACAAACTTACTTTCATTAAGAACCTTTGCAGACAAGTCGAGATTCCTGCCGCTAGTGTCAAGAAAATCTTGAACACACTTCGATTTAGACTCAGTAACAAAGGAGGTGTTGAATCAAGGTCGGAAGAGGAACTCAGGAAAGAGCTGAGTGACAGCACCGAAGAGTGGGGAGACAATGACACTGTTAAGTTTTTGATCACAACTTACCTAAGCAAAGGAATCATGGCGCTCAACAGTTACAATCACATGGGACAAGGAATACATCATGCCACCTCATCACTACTGACCTCGCTAATGGCAGAACTGTTTGAAGAACTAGTGATAGACTACTTTAAAAGGCATCTACCACAACTCACTGTAAACGTAACACATGCTGGAAGTTCTGATGATTATGCAAAGTGCATTGTGGCCACTGGGCTACTGCCTAAAGAACTCTACGACAGGTATTCTGAGGCTTTCTGGAAGCATGCATGCAAAATAAAGAACCTCACCGCAGCTGTACAAAGATGCTGTCAGATGAAGGACAGTGCAAAGACTCTGGTGGGCGACTGCTTCCTTGAGTTCTACAGTGAGTTCATGATGGGGAATAGAGTAACCCCGGCTGTGATCAAGTTTATATTCACTGGTCTCATAAATAGCTCTGTGACTTCACCGCAGAGCTTAGTGCAGGCTTGTCATGTGTCTTCTCAACAAGCAATGTACAATAGTGTCCCATTGATGACCAATGCAACTTTCACTCTCCTTAGACAGCAAGTGTTCTTCTCACATGTAGAAGACTTTGTACGCAGATATGGACTAATTACACTAGGAACTGTGTCGTCTTTTGGCCGCTTGTTTGTTCCGACGTTTTCTGGCCTAGTCAGTTCTGCAGTTGCCTTAGAAGACAGTGAAGTCTTGGCAAAATCAGCTGCTGAAATTAACGAGAACAGCATTTTCCTAGATAGCAGCAGTCTTTCTAATCTGGACAGTCTGAAAGATATCGTCAGTTCTAAGGCTAGGGATGATGGGAGTTCTATAAGCGAAACAACTATTGAGTCTACTGAGTCAGGAAGTTCCTCGTCCAGTTTCACGTTTGAGCTTACAAGACCGCTATCTGAAACAGAACTACAGTTTCTTAAAACGTTAAAATCGACTACTTCTGTGACTGCGTGTGAGATCATACAGGACAAGTTGACTCCACTATATGCAGATAGTCAAGAAGGTGCATTGGACAAGTACAATGTGTTGTACAATAGCAGATTGACTGCATCTTGTGATTGGCTCAGACAAGGAAGGAAAATGGGACCTCTTGAGTTAGCTAGGAGATTGCAATGTATTCTAAACATTCTAATTGTAGGTTACTATAGATCATTTGGTAGCGACGGGACAGATAAGCAAGTTAAGGCATCTCTCAATAGGGACGACAATAGAGTTATCGAAGACCCCATGATTCAACTAGTACCTGAAAAGCTGAGAAGAGAGCTAGAGAGGCTGGGAGTCTCTAGGATGGAGATCGATGAACTGATGCCTTCTATAAAGCCTGACGAAACTCTCTGTCAGTTGGTTGCCAAAAAGCTCATCAGCCTAAACGTCGCCACAGAAGAGTACTCTGCAGAAGTCTCCAGACTAAAACAGACCTTGACAGCCAGAAACGTCCTGCATGGCCTTGCTGGAGGTATCAAGGAGCTGTCACTTCCTATCTATACCATCTTCCTAAAGTCGTACTTTTTTAAAGACAATGTCTTCTTAGACCTTGAGGACAGATGGTCAACCAAGCACAGCTCAAATTATAGGGACAGTTCTGGCAGGATGCTGACTGGTAGAGTGATTACAAAATTCACTCATTGGCTGGACACATTTTTGAACTGCACAGTAAGCATCAACAGGACACAAGAAATCAAAGACAGTTCTCTTTTCAATCCTGACCTCAGGTGTATAAACATTTTGGTAAGGGAAGACAACATAAAGGAGATGTCAATTGTTCAAAGTCACCTCAGGGTCGTCACGTCAGAATTTAACAACCTCAATCTTCAGTTCTCCGACTGCAACAGACAAAAACTGAAGGTGGTTGAGTCCAGGCCACCTGAATGTGAACTAGAGGCCAACAAAGCAGTAATTGTAAAGTCAAAACTGTTCAGTGCTGTTGAGCAGGTTAGACTTGCAAACAATCCTGCAGTGGTGATGGGCTACCTTCTTGAGGAGTCATCAATCTCAGAGGTAAAACCCACCAAGGTAGACTTTTCCAATCTGTTGAAAGATAGGTTTAAGTTGATGCAGTTTTTTCCTTCCGTCTTTGCTTTGCTGAAGCACCTTCAGTCTGAATCGTCAGAGATGGAAAAGCTAGGGGCACCAGTAGATATGCAGCAAGTGTCAAAGTACTCAAACCATTTAACTCTGTTATGTAGAATGATTCAGCAGGCTAGGCCTTCACTGACCGTCTTCTACATGCTGAAAGGTAATCAAATGAACACTGAGCCCACGGTGTCTGAGCTAGTCAGTTACGGGATAAAGGAAGGCAGATACCTGAGACTGCCTGAGATAGGCCTTGATGCCAGTACATACTCGGTGAAGTACTGGAAAATACTTCACTGCATTTCTGCCATAGGTGAATTACCTCTTAGTGACAGAGACAAAACGTCTCTTCTCATAAGTTTCCTCAACTGGAAAGTTTCATCTGACTCTATGGCACAAGATTGTCCGCTTTACAAACAGGAACATGCTGTCATCAGTGAATTTGCAGGACAGGTTGTTGTGAACACACTTGCCAGTGAGCTTAGCTCTGTTAGGAGAGATGCTGAAAGAGATAGCCTCACTGATCTGATTGATTATGTGAATTCTCCCACAGAATTACTCAAGAAGAAACCCTACCTTGGCACAACATGCAAATTTGCAACTTGGGGAGAGAACAACAGGAATGGCAAGTTCACATACAGCAGTCGGTCAGGAGAGGCAATTGGCATATTCATAGCAGGGAAACTCCACATCCATCTGAGCAGAGAGTCGACTGGTCTACTATGTGAGGTGGAAAGGAATGTGCTCGGCTGGCTCGGAAGACGAAGGACAGATATCCTAACAAAGGAGCAACACCAGCAATTTTTAGAGTTCCTACCTACACTAAGCGAAGTGTCACAGAAAAATAGAGATGGCACCACACAAGGCATTTGTCAGGACAACACCAATGTCCGAATGCTAAAATTTGTGCACCCGAAGAAGAATACTCCTGTTGTGAAGATCAAAGGGCAGATACTGACGGTAAAAAAACAAGTCAGCTTCGAGGCAGAGAGTGAACCCAGGCTCATGTGGGGACACGGTTGTGTTTCAGTTGTTTACGATGAGTGTGAAACTCAGACTACATACCATGAAAATTTGCTTAAAATAAAACAGATGGTTGATAGCACTACAGATAGAGCCAGAAGTCTCCCACAGTCAGTGTTCTCAGACACCAAGGTGATTCTTGCCAGAATTAAGTTCAAATCAGACCTTCTACTGAATTCACTTTGTTTACTACACAGCTTCTTAAGACACACAACCACTGATGCTGTGCTGGAGGCAGAGAGTAAATGTGCACTGTTAGAAAGGTACTTGCAGTCAGGAGGGGTAAGAGTGAAGTCAGCAGACGAAACTTTAGAGAAGAAGCTGTGCAGCAAGGTGATAGAGTGTAAGCTTGAGCAAACTCTTGACGAAGAGATTGGAGTTTGTGACAACCTTAATAGAGTATTTTCTGAAACTCCGATGCCTGTCAGTAGCTGGTCTGAAGTGCAATGTTATATTGAGGATGTGGGTTTCAGTAACATACTAATAACACTTGACAAAACAAGCACCAAAGGTGAACTGATCTGGAAATTTTCTCTGGACAACACAAGCAACATAGCTGGCAGCATCAGGGATATAAGGTCGCTCGTTTCCTACATAAGCACCGAAACTATACCAAAATTCTTACTACCTTTCCTGCTCTTTGAGAATCTACTCTCCAGCATCCTCAAGCAGAGCTTGACAGTGAAGGAGACATTACATTCCACAGGCATCTCTGACAAAGAAATTGAAGCAGTTGCCACCTTATTTGCTTACTGCTTTCAAAACGACAAGGTTAAGAGGAAAGGCCCCCGATGTTCAATGGCCTCTATCCTAAACTTAACCAAAGGTGACTGGGTGGAGGTAGGACAGAGAATGAAGCTGCAGGCACATCTAGATTCAGATACTGTTCGATTGAGTGTTCAGCTGGCAATCTCTACTGATGCAGAACAGACAGCAGATAAAAAAGCTCGAGTGTCAATGGCAAAGAAGGTGATAGCTTCTCATTTAACACTACTATTGCAAGAGGACGGTATTGACATCAAGAAGCTTAAGGACATAGCTGTTAACGTTCAGGTTAGGAAGGAAAAGACTGGAGAAGTGCTTGATTTTACACTCCTTGATGACCAGGCAGGCAATTTAAACTACATTGGAGTGTTGGAGACAATAATGGATAGGAGGAAGAAGGGTCCTGCCATCAGTGCACTTGAAGACTTCTTTCTGCTTCTAACAGGCATGGCAGAAAGCAATATACAACAAGACACAGCAGTCAAAAGTGAGGAGGCTTGCAGTGATGACATATGTCTCGAAGATCTTCTTGAGCCTAGCGAAGAATCATCCAGCAGCTCAGGTGCACTGGACAAAGAAACTGTACCTGACAAAGTGACATTCAACTGGGACTCCGATAGTGACTAAGCTTCAGTATACTTACTTAAGACTTAAATTAATAGGGGTGGGGGGGGAACGATTTCTTTGAGA